CACCTTTAGGTGCAACACCCATGTTCATGCGAGATTTTTGGAACATATTCATTTCTTGATCAGAGATAGCACCTTTGGTTGGAGCAGTCATATCACCTGTAAATCCAGCTATTCTTCTTTGTAATTCTTCGCTTATTGCCATATTAAGTTATCGTTACTGTAACGCTCCCTACTGATGTTGTGACACCCAAACCTGATGGGTAAGTTTGATGTTCATACAAGTTCCTGAAGATATTACCATCAAAACATTGGTGTATCTCATTTGTAGTATTAAATATTATTGAGCCAGTTGCAAATTGAAGTTCACTGATTTTAGTTGCATTGAAGCTAGGTGTTTTGTCAGGATCAATCGCACTTAAATTTATTTCTAGTATTCTAACCAAGCGATTAAACATTTCTGCCGTAAGCTCAGTGCCTTGAGCCAATGGCAATCTGGTTTCTAAGAGCTTACTCACGCACCTCGCCTACCACTATTGGTAATATCCATTCTAGTTGCGCCTAAACGCCACTTATAATTCTTACGATCTCCTACATTATTATCATCATCAGATTCAAATCTAAGCACAAATTGCCTACCCCTTGCGCGCACAAAACTTTGCGTAGTAGTAGCTGTCACTTGATTGGTTGAATTAGTGCTAAGTGTTGAGCCATTAAAATCACGTTGCTTTAAGACAATATTAACTGCACCAGTTTGGCTGGTATTCAATTCATTGATAAACTTGATGTCAGGTATGATGCGTTTAATGAAAGCTAAATTATCACCTTCACCAAAATCAAAGTCAGCTGATTGCACAAAAACATTATCCATTGGTTCACTGTCTGCGTTAAATCCAGATTCATGGTCATATAAATAATAATCAGTGCCATCAATTCCTGTAGCCTGTGGTTTATTCTGAACGCCAGTGTCTAGCCAAGCGTAACGTATTAGAGAACCAATGCTCCATAAATTTTCTTCGTAGTTGTAAATTGCATACCTAGAAATTTCTTGAGTATCATCCTCTAAAGATGGATAGAAGAACCATACTTCTGAAAATTCACTATTAAGTGCTACATGGCACTTGAAGGCTTGACCCAAATCTAAATCTTCAAAAACATATTCTTGTACAGTAGATTGTAATTTTTGGACTGCGCCATTGTAATAATAAAAGCCAGTTTTAGACATAAAGAATACGCCTTTGGCTGTATTGACCGCAGCTTTTGGTCCTATTAATCCAGCTCCTTCATTAATTAAATTGACAGAAAAAGTCAGTGGTGGTCCTATAAAATTCATGCTGTAAATTGAATTGTCAGTCCAAATAAGAATCTCTTGTCTGGCTTTTAATCCAGCTACTATCTGTGAACCGCTTGATAAACGTAACGATCCAGCAGTGTTGGTTTTTAGTGATTCCCATTCTGTCGCAGATTCTTGGTCACTAAAAGCAATTAACATTGGGTCAACACTACCTGTGCGTGAACCGCTTGATAAAGGATCAGCTCCTAAAACAATTAAATGTCTGTCAGTTTCAGAAGTAATTACCTGTAAACCAACAGTTGGCGCTAAGTTTGCACCTGATAAAGCAGTCAATGCTACTGCTCTGGTATTTAGATTATTGTTTTCAGTCCAATAAAAAAGTCCACCACCACGAACATTCATAACTAAATCTTCGCCAAAGTTATCATGGCTCCACAACCGGAGTTGATTTTTTGCAGAAAGACTGCTGGATGAGCCAAATGTACTAGAACCCCAAGTAGATACACCCCATCCTGTTCCTTCAACATAATTATCTAAGCCAATATTGACTTGATAAGCGCCATCAACGCCTGAACCGCCATTGCCTGAATCAGATGCATTTGCTGTAACTGTGTCTCCTGACGTATTTTTGGCAACAAAAGTGTATGTATCTACACTAGGAACACTGGCTATTTCATATTCTTGGTTTAAAACAGCAGCAGTAACTACGCCACCTAAACTAGCAGCGCCAGCCAAAGTAACAAAATCACCTGTGACAGCGCCATGATCATCATCTGTTGCAGTAATAGTAGAAGAACCATTAGTAGCAGCGAATAAAATTCCATTAGTAGTAGTATTTCTTATAGGCGTTATATCATAATAAGAACCACCAGATTCTATGTAATATTTTACTGTGGTTCCTAGACCCAAGTAGCGTGTGCCAGCTAATGAAACCCATTGATGTAAAGCTCTAGCTTTGCCTAGTAATGTATTAGTATTGGATTTAAGCCAACCGCCAATTTTTTCTACGCGATTTTTGCGGAAACGCACAAGGTTAGCATCTACCCAACCGCCTTCATTGGAATAATCAGTTTCTTCCTTGTTTATTCCAGCTCGAAAATCTAATTTAGCAAAACTCATTAGTAAACTCTCTCTTTTTTAAAAGTTTACCATAACCTAAGCTAATCTGATAATAGCTCCAGTTGCTGTGGCAGATGGGAACACTACTGTAAAGTCTCCCGCTGTACTGGTTTTATTCCCGCCAAAGTCAATTGCACAAAGAGCTTTGTTGCCATTTGTACTGTTGTACAAAAGACACCCTCTGGCTGTGACAGTAGCTGTGGAAAAAACTTCATCTGCAAAATCACATACTGCTGTTGTTCCAGATAAAGCTGGGGTGACGTTAGTCAATGCTTGTCCAGCTGCTGAGTAATTAGTACCACTTGATTCACCAGTAGTAACATAAACAGTGCTTGCTGCGCCTAATGTTGCTGAGGAAGTATAGAGAGCCAATTTAATACTGTCTGACCCTTGGGTTAAATTGTGACCTTCAACAAGTAGCTGCTGCTTAAAACTTGAACAAATAGCCGAGGTGATAGCGATGGTCCTTCTCCTTACTTTAGTTGTTTAATTATATCTGCCATGTCCTGATGCCCTTGGCTACTCAGTAAACCTCTTATGCTTACTCTGTCAGAGCCAATTGCATTCTTCATTGACATTAATATTACCTGATAAACAACCTTTTGGAAAGCATGAGCTTGTTGGCGAACATGTTCTGGCGCATTTTCACTAATATCGCATATCTTTTCAGTGGCTCTTTCAGCCCAAAATTCAGGTGAATGACCACAATTATCAGTAGTAGAAACCATCACCTTACCTAATTGTATAAAACTTTCTGACATGTTTATCCTTTATATGGTTCTGGTGGTTTTTCTTCTTTATACAACTCTAAATTATGTTTTTTTAATTCAGCGTCAATTTCACCTATAGGTTTGATAATCCATTTGCCTTCATGCGGTACAGCAACTAATGGTTTATCTAATCTATGATAGCCATAAAGTCTTTCTGCTGGCGGTACATCTGCGTCTAATACAGTTGACCTTGGCGAAACGCCTACAGTTATGTTGTTTTCCATCATTTTGCATAGCCAAAATTCTACACAAGCTCTACCAGCCTCAGCAAAATGTAAGTCATTCCTGTAGGAAAAATCAATGCCAAATAAATCAATTGATTCTAATTTGTTCCAATAAGCAAAACCAAGCGCGTAAGCAACAGTGTTATTAAAATATGAGCATTTTGCGTAATCGCAGATTTCTTGAAGTGGATATTCAACAGCAGCTGGTACTCTTTTATCCAGCTCGCATGTATAAATAGGTATTTTTAATTTTGGTAATATTTTTTCTAAGACTGAAGTTTGTTTACCAGCATCGTTTGTATCGAAAAACCTACTAGCGGGGTCAAGCATAAACATTCTGTCGCAATCAAATGCTCTAACAGCTGAATTTATACCCCAAACTTCATCCCATTCTTTTCCATTTTCAAGTCCTATCACAAAGTCTATCTGGCTAATACCTAAGCCCAGAAGTGCGACTCTTTTTCCTTCCAAAGATTTTATTGGTTCCATTTTTTGTCCTATCTAGTTAAGTAATTTGTCCTCTCAAAGAATCATATCTATACTCATCGCGGGTGTCACGACCCTCTGATAAATTTTTCATCCTAGATATTGCTTCCTTAAATCTCATTTCAAACTGCGCAATAATATCTGCGCTTTCTTTCAAGAAAATTGCACCTTCAACTAAACTGCCGTAAAGCAGCGCATCAGGATAATCTTCTGCCAAAACTGTTGTCGCGCTTTCAGCACCAGAAGTTAAACTTGCTGGTTTATATAAGTAATGCAATTCTACTGTATAAGCTGCGTCTGGAATTGGAGCTAATGTAAAACTGTCCTTACTGAAAACTGCATAATACTTAGGTTGCCCAGTAACGCTAGTGCTGGGTGAATACTCTTTCAAGAAACTAGCATGTTTCATGTCCAGATAATCATAAGTATTACTGCTTATAATTGCTAAACTCATTGGTGCTAAAAAATCTGATGGGCAAGCCAAAAAACGACTATTTGTAGCAGTTTCACCTTGAACATTTTTTCTTTGCTCAGGCAACTGAACCATTTTCAAAATTCTATCTTCTGATTCTTTAATAAAAGTAGGCAAGTTATTGGTAAAAGTTGTTTCTGAGCATTCTAGATACTCGCCAATAGCTGTCTTTAATGTTGAATAAGTAAAACTCATGTGGTTATTGTGACCTCACCAACACTCATCGTCAAGCCAAACGTAACTAACTGTTGACCCAAAATTCCAGTGCCTACATTAGTGTAAACCACAAAAAAGTTATTTGTATCGCTAACATCTAATCTTGCATTTTTTAATGCTTTTTGTTCTCTAGGCGCTGGCTTTGGACTTAGTTGTGGATGCTTTGGATCAAACATGTCAGGACCTACCATCAATCCATTCCATGTTTTTTTCATGTCTTTTAAGTTATATCGAAAACCGCTAATGTCGCAGATTCCATATGCTGATTTATTATTAGCGTAAGTACCCATTATGGATGGTTATAACTACTCAAGTCTGGAGCAATGCGGAATGATGCACGTTCTTCATCCATATCCATGGCTCGTGAGAATTCTTCTTCGTATAACTGTTTGAGCATTCCAGTTCTTTCTGGTGCTTTTTTTAATGAAATGTAATATGCCAAACCAGCAGCTAAACATGGATAAAAACGATATGGCATTTGCATGGTATTTGCGCCTACATCGGCATCATCCATTCTTGTTAGAACATTCATTACTAAAGTATAAGTTGAAGATTTATCTGGTGCTGGATAAACACTAATCGTTGGTGACAATTGCTTATCTATTGTAAATTGGTTTGGTTTTGCTGTGGTAGATTTGTTTGGCAATGAAGAATATTGTGATCTGGAAATGCGAGTCATTGGCAAATCAGTGTTTTCATTGTTAGTTGTTTCACGCATAAAAGCATCTAACACATCAATAGGTGCTGTCGCATTTGTTGAATCTATGTTGTAAGTAACTGTGTCTTTGACCATCGCTACAGTCTTTTGCAAAACAGTCCATTGGTTTAAACCACGATTCGCCCATTCAGCTAACATTAAATTCAAACTTCTTTGAGCTGATTTCAGATCATACCCGGTGCGAAGTTCAAGACCACATCTTTCGTAGGCTTCTTCAATAAACTCACCAACATCAGGTTCAAAATTTTTACTATTTGAAGTAGCCATGTATCACCATTTTTTGCAAGACCAGTATCTTGCTGAAAATTTATCTTTAGCAGTATCGCATTTATGTCTTGCTCTAAATGATTTACGATTTTTTGGCTGATCTTTTTTAATAGTCATATTTGGATCGCCAAATCTAACTAATTTTATTTGATCGCCTTTCTTTGCCAGCACTGCAAACTTTTTGTTTTTAGTTTTATCTCTTTTTGGCTTATTAAAACCAGCAAAAGACTCCCCACGATAGGTTATCCTACCGCTGGGAGTTCTTGTTACATTGCTAGTTGAAGCCATTAGGCATGAAACGCAGTTGCAGTTAAGAAAGTGCTGACAGTGTATTGGATATATATCCCATCATTGAACAAAACTCCATCATCTGGAATGGTCACATCTCTTGTTGCATCAGCGTCTGATACTGAGCTTAATTTAAAAACACTTGTTCCACTTGGAGAAGTTATTAAAAAATCAATAGTACCAGCGGTTGCTGTACTTGTTAGAAATACACCTTTTAACCTTGATCTGCCAGCAAATATAACATCAGCAGCTGATGCATTAACACCAGCACTGACATTGCCAGCTGGATTACCAACTGCCGAAATACCAGATATTGTTTTGAAGTATTTGGAACCTGTAGCAGTGCCAGCATTAGCACCTGTAATGGATTCTGTTTGAGAATCTCCATTGACATCAGTGCCGGTTACAGTGAAAGATTTAGCTGCATCATTCCCAGCAGAAAGAATAGTAACTATTCTCCCAGAATCAAAAGTACAAGAACCGCCGTCAGCTAACGCACCACCTATAGTAAGTGCTGCGTTATTNCCGACTGANGCNGCTGCNGAGATTCCATCTGCATCAAGTGCTTGTGTATCAGCAGTAATCGTTACTGCTAGAACGTCTGATCTAGCTGCCATGATTAAC